CGGTGATGCGGCTGCCCACAGGCAGACCATGTGCCGGGCTGGGCAAACCGACCTTGCCGGAGCCCGCATCACGCGCGGCGCCCAGCAGCGCAACCTGCTGGGCCAGAGTGCAGGTTTCCGTTCCGGCGAGGGTTTCCGCCGTGTAGGTTGCGCTGATGACCAATTCGTTGGCGCTGGTTCCCGGCTGCAGGGTGTAGGAGCCATCGTAGTTCGAGGTGCCTTCGATAAGCACCGGCGCCCCGGCGGACAAGCCGTGCGCCGTGCTGAGCAGGCCGACCTTGCCGGAGCCCTTGTTCACCACAGCCGCGGCGTTGAGCGACACGGCCGCGACGACGGCGGTTGTCGGCAAACCGAAGAGGCTGCGCAGGTGCAGGCCGAAGTTGTGGGCGTCAACCGGGACCGACAGGCCGCCGGAAACATCCACGTTCCCGACGTCCGGAGCCGTGGGATCGCGCCGGCCGGTCAGGGTGGTTTTCTGCGTGAGCTTGGCCGTGGCGGTGATGGTGTTTTTTTCAATCGGCACCCGCCAGCCCTTGCGCGATTCAACCGGCGGGGCCACGCCGAACGTGGCCTCGAAGTCGATGATGCTCTTGCCTTTGTATCCTCTGGCCTGCTCAGTCATAAGGTCCTCCTTCCGCTAGATGGTGCGATGTTGTTCGATTTCGTAAAAGACTGCCCGCTCGAACAAGGCGCGGCCCGGCCGCGACGTTTCGCCCTCCCAGGTCGAAGGCGCGAACTCTGTTTGAGCAAGCACGGAAACAACTGTCTGCTCAAAGCCCCGCAACAGACGATAGCCAAGAATCTCAAGGTCCTCGCCCTGGTCTATGGGCTGTGTTTCCTGGCAATGTATGCCAAGCACCACGGCAACCGTGGATACTGCCAGCTGGGCTTCAAACCCGCCTTCATCTTTCGCCGGAAGCACGATGATGTAGGGGGCGTCCTTTTCATTCAGGGTGTCGGTGTAGGGGGCTCCCAGCGTTACATGCGCACGCTTGCCGAACAGGTTTTGGCAATAGGCGGCAATGTCCGGCGACCCGGAAAGCGCCGTAGACCAAGCCAGAGCGATGTCGTACGATTCAGGCATTTCGTTCATGGCGGCTCCTAGCCGACGCGGCCAAGCAAACGCTTCTCTACAAGATAGGACGCGATCTTGGCTTCGATGTACGGGGCGATTTGATCTTCCACCGCGCGAAACACAGGCTCGACCAAAGGACGCGCCGGGGTTTCGATGCTGGTTTTTTTGCCAATCTTCAGGCCGCGAGCGCTGAACAAACCGCGCATGCGGGCTGTAACGCCGGTCTTAAATCCTTGCTGCACCCACACGGCGTAGCGGGCGCTTTCTTTAGACAGGAAGCCCACGCGCACGCGCTGAAGCGACTTTTCGCGCATGTAGCCAACGGCCATGTACAAGTGGCCGAAGTGTCCGGTGTTCGGGTTGCTGGCGCGCGTGCGCCAGGCGCGGTCGCCCCGCTTTTGCAGCTTCCCAATGCCCGCCGACTTGGGCCAGTTGGTTCCCGGGGGACCACCTGCGCGCATGGCCTCGCGCACTTTCTTGCGCAAGATCCAGCCCAGCGAGGCCAAAGCTTTGTTCAGCTCCGCGGGGAAGGTGCGCGCAAGCATGGCCATGGCCGGGGTTACTGTGTCGTTGATGCGAAACAACGTGCCGCCACCGGAATGGAAGCCGTATGTGCGCCCGCGGATGTTCACCACGCCATCGGCGTTTTGGCCGTACACGTGGCCGGGGCCAACCGGACCCACAAAGCCCATGGCGTCATTCAGGCTCATCAATACCTCCCGCGCTGCTGCGCGGCGCAGAGGCAAATCCACCACATTGCCTCGGGACCGGTCTTCGGCTCGCGCGCCACGGCGCGCACCTCATAGATCAAGCCGTCTGCGCTGATGCTGTCCTCTGGCGTGGGTTCCTGCGGCACGTCGGCCACGCTGAAACGAAACTCGGCATGGCGGGCGCTGTGGGAGAAAATATCGCTCGGCCACTCGGAAGGGCACGGTCCGAGGCCGTGGCGCGAAACAACGGCCCGCACCTGCACAGAGGTGGCCTCACCTGCCTGATAGGCGACGGGCTCTCCGAGCATGTCTAGAAAATCCGAAGCGATGTCGGCGAACTCGGTCATTGGGACCACGCCTCCAGCAGCTGCAGACGGGCGGCGCTGGTGCGCTCAAGATCGCGCACGTACTGGCCCATGTCGCGCGACCAAAGCAGCAGGTCGGCTAGGGATGCTCGGCGGCGTATCCCGCCGCCATTCTGTCCGCCTTCACCGGGTCGGCCCGCAGTTCCGCCGGGAGCGAGTGCTTCGGGCAGGGAGTCGGGACGAACAGGGTATCCGTAGGCTTCATTGAGCAGCTCCACGACGTCAGGGCCAAGAGAACAAGCGCCAGAATCAGCAAGCGTTGCATCGGTCATCCTCCGGGTGATGTTGGCGCGGGCGGCAGCCAGCTCGCGCCGGGCGGTGATGAGGTCGGCGGCGATGGCGTTGCCAGCCTCCACCAACTGGATATTGCGGTCGAGCGCCTTGGCCAGGGACTCGGCCCCGGCTGTGGCGTACCCGGTGCGTAGTTCATTCAGGGTTGCCTTGCCCTTGGCGTCGGCCTCGCCGTAGCCGCTGGTGTGGCCCCAGCCGTAGCAGCCGATGCCGAGGATCAAGGCCACGGCCAGCGCAGGCCAGCTGAGAAGCGAGGATGCGGCCAGGCCGGAGAGCTTGCTGGTGAGCCAGGAAATCATGACGCCCACCATTCGCCGGTGCGCATCTGCCGGGAAAGTTCCCAGGCGCGGCCGGGCCGATTGTTCTTGACGCCCTTGGGCGAGTCAGGGGCGTAGTCGCCAACCTGCTCGGCCCAATCGCTGCGCAGCATCTCAAGCGCGGCCCCGGCGTAGTCGCCCGCCTGGACAAGGGCGAGGGTCTTGCGGAAGCCCGCCAGACCGTCCACGCCCATGTTGAACGACATGTTGATCAGCACGGCCAGGCGCGCTGGGTCCAGGCCGCCAGCCCAGGGCCAGCGGGACAGCACCGCCGCGCCGTCGAGCATGGCGTCCGTCATGAGCAGCCGTTCGGCCTGATCCAGGCTGAGGCGCTGGCCGAGCACGGCGGGGATGCCGGGCACGGGCCGGGCCTCGAAATTGTGGCCCCAACCGCCGGTGACCTTGCCCTTGGGGCAGAGGTAGAGCACCAGCCGCAGATCCTCGTGCCGCTTGAACTGCTCCAGCAAAAGCTTGGGGGGGAAATAAGTGGGGTTCATTGCGCACCTCCGGAGCCGTCACCAGCAGGCTGGGGCGGCGCTGGGGCCGGGGTAAGGCTGCCCGGCTGGCCGGGGCGGTCCAGGGCGCCGTCACGGTAGCTGCGCAGGCGCGCTTGCAGGGCCTCGGGCACGCGCAGGCCAAGGGCGGCCAGGTGCGTGCACACGGAAAGAAATTCGTTGATGGCCACGAAGATGACCATGGTGTCGCGCACGTAGTTGGCCAGGAAGGGGAAGGTTTTGGACATGGCCAGATCAAGCATGTGGGCGCAGGCGATGACAATGACGTAGAGCACGAACTTGGCCATTCCCTTCCGGGCCTTGGACGAGGACAGCGAGCTGGTGGCCCAGGCCATGTACAGGCCGAGGGCGAAATCCACGGCGTACAGTATGAACAGGGCGAGTACCGCGACATCGAGCCCGCCCAGGATCCAGGCAAAGCAGGCGAGGAAGGTTGACCAACCGGCTTTGAACCCAAAGTGCTCGAACAATTCCTGCATGGCCTGTCCTTTTTGTTTGCCCCGCCTCCGGCGGCCCGGGGTTCCCGGACCAGACCGCCAGAGGCGGGGCTATGCGAGGAGGTGGCTATCCGCTTAGAGGACGCCCTTGAGCAGGTAACCAGCGGCCTTCATGGTCAGCTTCTCCGCCGTGTTCTGGCGGGCGCGGATCACGTTGCTGCGGATCTGCTCTTCGCGGTAGCTCTCCACCACCACGGGGGTGGGGCTATCCTGCGTCCACATGAAAGTGCGGCCCAGGCTGGGCTCGCGCAGGTCCATGCCACCACTGGAGGTGACGCACAGCATAGCGTAGGTGCTGGACCAGATGCGAGCGATGGACTTGGCAAGGCCCTTGTTGGCGCTGTTGTAAACACCGCCAGCCACCAGCACACGGTCCACGCCGAAGTACTGCGCCAGCAAGTCGGAGCCGATCTGGCCGCGCTGCACGTTGGGGTTGGTGTATTTGATGCGATCGATGAGCGCGTTGCACAGCCCGAGAGACCGGAAGATAGGCTTGTTGATGATGAGGGTGTTGGGGGAGAGGCCGGTGAGGTCTTCGATTTCCTCAATGCCGGCGTTGACGTCCGCGAGAGGATCCGCCGTGTCGGTGGAACTCCAGGCAGCGGCCACGGTGTGCGGCGTGAAGTTGGCCTCGCTGTAGAGCAGATCGGCGATGCGCTTCTCCTGCCGCCGCAGGATCACATCCATGCAGCGCTGGGTGGCCACGAGTTCCGCATCGAAATAGCGGCTGAGGCGCTTGACCTGCTTGTCGTCGATCGGAGATTCGAAACCGTTTTCCTTGCAGAGGTAGTCATCCTCATCGTAGTGGAAGTCGTCACGGCTGTAGGCTCCACCATCGGCACGGGCGGTCTCCGGAATGGAGAGCAGGGCCTCGAGGGGAATGACCGGATATTGCCCGCCTTCAACATCGGTCTCAAACACGGGCAACACCTCAGCGCCGATGTAGCCGCTTTTGGCGGAGTCAAGCGAGTACTCATAGGCGCAGGTGGCCAGTTCCGGGCGAATGATCGCGGTGGAATTGCTGGGAGTGGGCATTGTGGTTCTCCTTTCTTTTCTTCCGCCGCGTCGCTAGGACACGGTCACTGTGCTGTTGAAGTCGTCGGGCAGCACCTCGACAATCGCCCCGGCAGCACTGGCTCCTTCCAGGAAAGTGCCGATGCGACGGTAGGTGCCCGCGCCCGAGGGCAGGGCCTGGACCTTGCCGTCGGCGGCGGCGAACGCGTCCGCGCCGCTGGTGGCAGCACCGGCAGTCTCGATCTCCATGGTGCCGGTCGAAGTCATCATCTTTACGGCGCCGGGTTCACCAGCCAAAAGAAGCTCACGGGTGGCGCCGATGAGCTTGTCCGTGGCCGTGGCGGTCATGAGCGCGAGCACTCCACTCGCGAGCTTGCACAGGCGATATGCGGGAATGTCGGTGCTGCCGACGGTGAACGTCTTTCTGGGTTCGTCGATGTAGGGCATGGTGTCCTCCTTAGGCCTTCTGGGCCTTGGGCTGCTGCTGTTGCACCCAGGCCTGGTGCGCCTCGGTGTGGGTGCGGGCCACGTGGGCAATGGCCTGGCCCTTGGTAAGCTTGGGATCATCCTTCTGGGCCGCCGCAACCAAAGCCATGAAGTCCAGATTGCCAGCTTCCGCGCCGCTCTTGAGCGGTTCGGCGTTGGCCTTCTCAAGCGCCGCAAGGGCTTCCTTCTGGGCCTGGCTGGTGCCTTCGGCTTTGGGCGGAATAGTGCCGCCCAAAAGGTCTTTGGCGGAAACGGCCATTTCCTGGGTCATTCCGGACTTGGCCAGACCTTCGAGCTTGGCGCCGGTTTCCTCGCCGAACATGACTTTGACCAGACCGACAACGCGGCTCTGCTCGGCCTGCACGGCCTGCGTGGAAGCGGCCTCGACGTTGGCCAGCTTCTGGCTGATTTCGGTGGTGGCTTCGGCCTTGATGGCCGTGACCAGGTCGGGATGTTCCGCCTTGAGCTGCTTCAGATCCATGGGTTCCTCCTGATGGGAAATTTTGGCTAAAAGGTTATCGCGCGTACCCACTTCATCAATGAGCCCCTGCGCCTTGGCGTCTGCGGCCAGGAACACCTTGCCGTCCGCCCACTGCTCCGCGTCGCTCACCGCCAAGTTGCGGTTTGTGGCCACAGTGTCCGTGAAAATCCCGTACAGCTGGTCCAGGTTGGCCTGGATGATTGCGCGAGACTTGTCGTCCAGAGGCGCAGCATCGTGGCCGATGGCTTTGTGGCTGCCGGCTGTGATCATGGTGCGCTTGATGCCCGTGCTCTGGTCGCGTGCGCTGCGGTCGGTATGGGTGGCGAGCACGCCGATTGAGCCCACCGTGGCAGTGGGCGCGGCCATGATCTGCCGCGCGGCGCTGGCCAGCCAGTATGCCGCGGAGCACATGAGGCCGTCCGTATAGGCATAGACCGGCTTGATGATGTCGGCCTTCGCGATGAAATCAACCAACTCGGACACGCCGGAAACGGTGCCCCCGGGCGAATCCACATCAAGCAGGATGCTGGACACGCCGGGATCGTCCAGCGCGGCCTGGATGGCCTCGCGAATCCCCGCGTATGTGGAACCGCAGTCGAACAAGAAAGAGCGCTTGGACAGCGTTCCATCCACAGGGATGATGGCCGTTACCCCCTGAGCCTTGGCCGCGCGGTGCTGTTGAGCGGCACCACTCATCTTTGCGGCAAAGGACTCCAAATCAGCACCGGATGAGCGCAGATCAAGCAACTGGACAAAGCCTTCCAGCACCTCGCTTTTAATGGCCCACTGCTGACCGTCGAGGAAATCTTCCAGGCTCATGTGTCAGTCTCCTGCCGCGTGTTTTGCTCTTGATCCATGTCGGGCGTGATAAGGATGTTCGAAGCATTGATGGGCAGACCAAGTGCCTGGGCTTTTTTGATCTCACGCGCGCGCTGTTCCATAGTGGCTTCCCAGTCATCGCCGCCCTGCTCGCTCACGATCTGGCTCAAGGTGGTGATGTTTTCCCCCAGGGCCACCTTGTTTGCGGACATTTCCTTCACCGGGTCCACGTGGCCACGCGCTGCGCCGATCCACGTTGTGTTGCACCATTCGGCTTTGGCTTCGTAGAAATCCGGCGCACCGGCTGGCATTTCCAACATGCCGCGCAGAAAAGCCTCTTCCATGATCTGCTCATACACGGGCTGACAGAACCAGTTGACCATGCCAGCGCGGTACAGCAGGTAAACGCGCCAAGCCTCAAGCAATGAGGCGCGAGCGCTGGAGTAGTTGGTTTTGGAGAAGTCCTTGGCCAGAACCTCATAGGGCATATTCGTGGCGGCGGAGAGTCCGCGCAGCACGCGCTCCACAAAGGTGCCGAAATTGTTTCCCGGCCGATTGGATTCAAGAACAGTTGGTCTTTCACCGTTGCGGCCATACATAACCTGCCCCGGCTCATATTCGTTGTAGATGCGGCCTCGGTCTGTCTTTGGCCCATTGGGAGACTCGCTGCCGGGGATGTCTTCGGCATTGTCCGTGGCAATGAATAAAGGGAAGCTTGCGGAAACGATGTTGGCCACCAATTCAAAGTCCAAGTAGTCGCCCAGGTCGCGAAAGCTTTTCATGCCGGGGGCAAGAATGCTTGTGCCGCGCACCTGCTCCGGATCGCGGTGGAAAAACCGGTGGTAGACCACGTTGCGGTGGGCGCGCTTGATGGGCAGATTCTGGAAGTCCGAAGAAGTTAGGCGCAACATCACGCCATCGTCCGGGTTGGCAATCCAGCAACTCACAGGCTGGCCACGCTCACCAAGCACAACGCCTTCGCGGATATTGGGATCGCTCACCAGGTCGAGGGGGGTCCGTAGCCGCTGCGGGTGAATGCGCTGCAAAGCTGTCGAGAACGTCCGCCCGGGCTCTTTTACCTTCACTTGCAGGTTGATGAACTCGCCATGGGTGAGGATTGAGCGGAAATTGACGAACTGGATATCCGCGAAAGAGCAGCAGCTACATGCGTCCGCCTCACGGTTCCAAAGTTTCCATGCCCATTCCGCACTGGCCGCAAAGGCGGCCACCTGTTCATCCGTGATGCCGAGCCGCTTCATGTTTGGCTGGGCCTGCGGGCGAAGCCCTGTCCCGATGACATTGACCGTCATGGATTCCACTGTTCCAGCGGCATAGGGATCATTCGCCACAAGGTCATCGGCCCGGTCCTGGCTGAGCTTGCGCTCTGAGGATTCGGAATAGCGCGAGTGACGCAAGGGATTCCAAGATGACAAGGTATTTTTGCGGCTACCAGAATCACGGCGCACCGGCATGGTTGCGGCGACTTCCAGGCCACGCTCAGCCAGCATCATGCCCGCGCGCGCCTTCAGTCGGTTAAGTCCGGCCTGCGGGCTCACATACGCGATAGCGCGATCAATGAAGTTCGCCGCGCTCATCTGCGCACCCGCCCGGGCACAACGCGCGGCCCGGCTGCCCCGGAAAGGGACAGCTTCTGCTGATTCAGATATTCGAGGGTCTTCTGGATGGATCCAAGGTCAGCGCGGGTATAGTTTGTATCGCCGACCTGAACGGACTGCCCGGAGGCGACCTTAATCAAGGCCGCTTTAAAGGCTGCAATTTGCGAGTCGAGTTCGGTGTGGGTCCATATACTCATGGCCGCATTGTTAGCTCGGCCATGGTGCTAGTGTCTGGTACCTATGGGACGCATGGGACGCATGGGACGGAAAGTAAGTTTTAACGCGAAAACTTACTTTGCCTTGGCGTGGCTCGCCGTCTTCGCACGCGGCTTCTTGGCCCGTTTGGGAGTTGGCGCGGACACTGCCGCCGGTTTGGCTTCGTCCACATCACAGACGCGCTGAAGATATTCCTCCACCCCACGCTCTGTGACCATCTTGCGGGTACCAATGCGGTAGACTTGGCCGAGCTCACCAGAGTCCGCCAAGCGGTGGAAGGTGTTCTTGGAGCACGAAAGCCGATTCATCACAACATTGTAAGGCATAAGGCTTGGGCGAGCGTGGGGCAAGGAATCGATATGGGGCATGGCTATCTCCTTCTCCCCAGCCAACCGGGGAGCTTCCTGCCGCCTGAAGCGGACGTTGATTCTGATTTGCGCGGGGGTTCCGAAAAGCGAGCCACTTCCTCGGGCCGCTGCCTGTACTTGATGCGCCGCACGTCCGCCGCCACCAGGTTGTAAACAGAGCAGTCCCAGCCGTGGTTGGGGAGATGGTCCGGGCAATGCCACAGGCCATCATCGCCGATGTATTCGGACACGAGCATGCGCGCCCAGTTCTCCGTGCAGCTGGCCAACAGGTGCCAGGCGCCAGGGTCAGCCGGGGCGACCTCGTGCAGGCTCGAAAGACGGTTCTTGTAAAGGTTCACGTCCGCGCGCAGCAGCTGCAAGCCGCCGGGAATGGGCTTCTTCTTGCCCTCCCGGGTGGGGTAGTATTCCAACTGGGTGAAGTCGAAAGGCTGGCGCATCCTGGCCTCGCCCTTGAAGGCGAAGGCGCGGCCACGGTTGCGCCTGGCCCACTCATAGACCTTGTAGGTTTGGTGGCCCATGGCGTCGATGACCGCGAGCTCGACGGAATAGACATTGCCGTCCACATCGGTGATGGGCTCGTCCCAAAGCACCGTGTCCAGGGCCTCCAAGGTCAGGACATACCCGGCGCGCACCTGCCAGGACTCCTGCTCCGCCCCGTATCCCCAGGCGCGGATCTCGTACCACCAGCCGTTGTCCTGGGTGTCCACTCCTGCCGTGATGCCAGCGATGAGCCCGCCGCCGGGCACAATGCCTTCGGGCCTGTCATCGCGCAGCAGCAGCATGGTTTCGTGCTTGCGCGGCTGGGTGTAGTCGAACCAAGGCTCGGCCTTGTGCGCGTTCATGAAGTCGCGCATGGCCGTCTTGTCCTTGAGGCCTTTCAGGAACGCGGCAGCCACGGCGGAGAGGGAGACGAAAGAAGACAGCCAGCTCGGCACATGGAAGCCGATCTTCATTGGCCGGGAGCTATCCAAGCTGGCCATGAGCTCAACGCCTGAGTTGTCGCGCCACTGGCCCATGCGCACAGCCTTGTCGCGCAGGGCGTCATCCCAATGGCCATCACAGTGCTCGCACTCGTACCAGGCCAGCTGCCCTGCTTCTATGGCTTCGGGATCGCGCTCGTCCTCCGGCCACTTGATCTGATCAAAATTCATGAGCTGCCAGCAACCGCACAAGGGGCAACGCACCCAGTAGTGATAGACGATCTGCGCCTCGTTCTGCAGGGCCTGCCAGATAGGACCATTCTCAACTGTCGGCGTGCTGAGCTTCCAAATCTTGTAGTCCCAGCGGAATGTTATCTTGCGCTTTTCGGCCAGGCTGATGGGATCGGCTTCGCGCTTTCCCGCGGGCGGGTATTTATCCACCTCATCGAGCACAATGTAGCGGATGGGCTTGTTCGCCAGACGCGAGGCCGACCCAGCCCAGGCCATGTAGATGGGCATGTGCTGCAAGTTGATTTGCAGGTTGGCCACGTCGTCCTGCACGCCGGTGAGGTACTGGCGCAGCGCGGGCGAGCTTTCGATCATCGGCTGAATGCGCGCCTTGCTGTTGTCCCGCGCTGTCTGCTCGTCCGGGTAGACGAACATGGTCGGTGAGGAATCGCGGTCTATGGCGTAGCCGATGCAGTTGTTGACGGCCTCGGACATGCCGACCTGAGGCGCCTTGCAGATGATGACCGTGCGCACGGATGCGTGCCAGCTGGCGTCCATAATGCCCGCAAGGTACGGCGTCACCTCGTTGCGCCAGAGCCCAGCCAGGCTGCTCATGGTCACCACGCGGTGCTTTTCCGACCACTCGCTGCAAGGGATGCGGCGACGCATGCGCAGCACCTTGCCCTCTGGGGCGGAGAGCTTGAATTCGTAGCGTGTAGGCATCCACGCCGGGCGCATGCTCGCCGGGAGACGAAGCACGACGCACGAGCGGTGCGAGGACTGCTGCGGGCAGTCGGTCAACATCGCAGCCGCCTGCATGTCAGACCCCCTCGCCACGGTTGCGCAGGGTCAGGTAATCCAGCGGCACTGCCGGTTTCCGTCGCGGATACAGCAAGTACACACGCCAGTCGCCCTGCTCGTCCTGGAAAGGATAGGTGCTTGTCCTGGCCGGGATAACCTCGCCCGAGCCGGGGTCTTGATAGTAGACGAAGGTCCCCTGCGGCGCGGTGTACGGAAC